TAATCGCCTTGACCTGGGGATACGTGTGGCTGTCCGGGAATCAGCGCTGAGGCCGATTGCGCGGTCATGGCCAACCCGGACAGAGTCCCAGGCAAGAAGGGCGTGCTGTGGCGCGACCCGGAGCGTTACGTTCCCGTGCTGGAGCACTACCTGCTCCCCTACCAGGGCCCGCTGGCGCTGAAGACAGCGATCAGCCAGGAGGCGATACCGCCGGTCCTGCCCTCGCAGACCATCGACCGGGCCAGCCTGGTCAGCGATTGGCGGATGTACTGCAACGGGCCGGACCCGTCCAACCCGCCCCAGATCCCTGACGGCGTCGGGGACTGCACGATTGCGCGTGCGGCCCACAGCTTCACCGCGATGAGCGCCTACGCCGGGCACCCCGAGCCCGTGTTCGACAATATGGAGATCATCCGCGCCTACTCCGCCTGCGGCGGGTACGTGCTCGGGGACGAGAACACCGACAACGGGTGCGCCGAGCCCGATGTCAGCCAGTTCCTGGTGAAGACCGGGCTCACTGATACCTCTGGCAAGGTCCATAAGTACGTGGCGTGGGCCGCCTTCGGCGACCCGTCCAACCTGCCCCTCATGGCCGCCGCGCTGAACACCTTCGGGTCGGTGACGGTGGACATCGACTGCCCCCAGAGCGCGGAGGACCAGTTCGCCCAGGGCGTCCCCTGGTCGTACGTTGCTGGCTCCCCCATCGTGGGCGGCCATTCCATCGCCCTGCAGAAGCGCGGGTCCGGGTACATCGGGGTGGAAGAGGTCGTCACCTGGGGAGTCCTGCAGCGCTCCACGAGGGGCTTCTGCCGCCACCAGATCCGGGAAGCCTACATCGGCATCTCCGAAGACTGGATCGAGGCCAACGGGACCACCATCCAGGGCCTGGACCTGGCCCAGCTCCTGGCGGACATGCCCAGCGTGGAGTAGTCTCACTACTTGACGCAGGTCAACCACCCCCGTATTATTGAAGGTATGGAGGTGGGGGAGATGGTTCACAAGGCCTGGCACGCATGGCCGGTCTTCCTTGTGCGGCACTACGCCCGGCAGGCGTGGAACGACCTGCCCGGCCCCTGGTACGCCAAGGCAGCTCTGATCATCGTTCTCCAGCTCATCCCCGGGCAACTGGATGAGATTCTTCTGCTCGCGCTCCTGCGGTACTTCCGGGTGCGCAGGGCACTGGCGGCTAAGCCATGACCGCCCGGTGGCAGCACGGGATCTGGCGGGTGGAGCACATCGTGCTCACCGAGCCCGCCGGTCCCATCGAGATGGCAGCCCTGCCTGGTGCTCCCGCTGAGCACTTCGCGGTCACCTGCCGGGGATTCCTGGTAGCCCGGCCCGGGTCGGTGGAGGAACTGGCGGAGGCCCTCCCGTTCCCGCTGGTGGAGCTGGTACCGGCATGAGGATCATCTTTCGTCAGAAGCCAGATCCTGATAAACAGCCGAAGCGCCCGGTCCTGTGCCCGCGCTGCCGGGGGAAGACAACGACGACCGTAATCCGGAAAGGATCGGTCATCACCGTCCCCTGCTCGCGGTGCGGCGGGAAAGGCATGGTGCGCCCGCGTTAAAGGCCGATTGGCGCTTACTGAGGACAGCAGCCCGGCTGCGCAAACCCGGCCAGGCCTCAGCCAGGGCAATGCCCCCCTGCGCCCTGGCCGCGCCAGGAGTGCTGAATGGGGAGCATCAGTGGACAGCACGTTTATCAGCTCTCTCATTACCGGTGCTGGTGTGGCGGGCGTGTTCTGTATCCTGTTCGTCCTGCGGGTAATCGTTCCCTGGAAATCCGCCCAGGAGGTGATAGCGGACAAGGACCGGCTCATCGCGGAGCTGAAGGCGGAGAAGGAGGCCGAGCGCGACCGGGCCGATACCGCGACTACCGCGCTCTACGCATCCAGGGACACCATCGGCGCCCTGCAAACAGGGCTCAACGCGGCAGCCGCCGCCCAGGCAATCCAGGCCCGCCTGGCACTATCACCGCCACTGTCAGGCGCTGTACCGTCAGAGCAGGGGGCGAGTGGAGCTGCCGGTGAGAAGGCGACGTAAGATGGCGCACGCGCTGCCCCGCCCAGGCCCGGTGTCACGGTTCCTGGACAGGGTTTACCCCTGGCCGAACCGGGCTGAGCGGAGGGCTGAGATTGCCGAGGCGCGGGCTGATCGCCACCGTGCGGAAGGTAGGCTTGCCAGGGCCCGTGCGGCGGAAGCCGAGCTGCAGAGCATCGTCTACAGCCGCAACCATCTCGCTGAGCTGGTTGCCTCCACGCTCGGGCTCTCACCGGAACAGTTCTACGAGGTGATGCGCTCTCGTCATTCGCCCAAGGGGGGCATGTGACCGGACAGGACTGGCTGGTCCTGGTGCTCAAGATCGGAACGATATGGGCGGGACTGGCCGCGTTGTTGTGGATTCTGGACTACCTGTGGCTATCGAGCGGGATGGCCTGGCGAAGCTGGCTCATGCGCACCTACCTGATCACGGCGGGGTTCATCGTCGTCCTCATGCTCGTTACCGCGCTGAGCCTGTTCTTCCGTTTCGCCGGTAACGGCCCCACCTGGCTGGACGCCGCTGTCATAGCCATGATCGGCCCGGTCCTCACCTGGCGGATCTACCTGCAGCGCAGGCTGTTCCGCATAGGGCACCTGATGCACCCCAAGTGCCCGCACTGCGGCCAGGAGCTGGCTCCCCCGCACTCCCGGCGCTGGTCCTGAGCAGCCGATTATTCCGCCAGAGGACATCGCTGCTGCATGGGCGGCCCTTAGCGGAGGAGTTGTGAGCCAGCTTGGCCAGCACCCGGATCTTCGAGGGCTTCTCCCTTAGTCACGCCGCGATCTTGGACGGCGTCACGGGCGCGGAGAACGCCACGCTCTACGGCTGCCGCAACGGCACCATCGCCACGGACTCGGGCAACTTCGAGAACACCGGTGATGATATTGTTCTCAGCGAGTGGTTCTGGATCAACTTCGCCAACGTGACCGTGGAAGAGGGCTTCATCCCCTTCGACACCGTGGCGCTCATCACCGGCACCACGGTCTCCAGTTCCGGCGCGGCCCCCAACGACTACTACAGCGTCCCGCTCTGGACCCTCGCGTCCATGAACACGATCACCAGGCCGATGGCCGTCCGGTGCCCCGCCAAGGACAGCGCTGGCAGCCTCTACACCCTGGACTTCGTGCTCTACAAGGTCCAGTTCATGCCGTTCAACTTCACCGGGCCGAGCTACAAGAACGGGCTGACCTTCAGCGTCAACGGAAGGGCACTCATGTCCACCAATGATGAGGTGGGCACGACGCTGCCAATCAGCTATCCGCGCAGCATCGGGCGGCTCATCGCGGCACCAGGCACACTGACTGGAGCCTTCGTCAAGGAACCGTTCGCCGGAACCTAGTGGGGAGTTAAACGACAGTGGCCAGCACCAGGATCTTCGAGGGTTTCTCCCTCAGCCATGCCGCGATCCTCAACGGGAGCACGGGTGCTGAGCTGGCAACCCTGTATGGCTGCCGCAACGGGACCATCGCCACAGATTCCGGGAACTTCGAGAACACAGGCGACGACATCGTCTTGAGCGAGTGGTTCTGGATCAACTTCGCCAATGTCACGGTGGAGGAAGGCTTCATCCCGTTCGATACCATCGCCACTATCACCGGGACCGTGGTCAGCTCCTCGGGTGCCGCGCCGAACGACTACTACAGCGTCCCATTGTGGACGCTGGCCAGCATGAACACCGTGACCCGGCCGATGGCGGTGCGCTGCCCCGCCAAGGACAGCTCCGGGTCGCTCTACACCCTGGACTTCGTGCTGTACCGGGTGCAGTTCATGCCATTCAACTTCACTGGCCCGAGCTACAAGAACGGGCTGACGTTCTCGGTCAACGGCCGCGCGCTTATGAGCACGATTGACGAGATCGGGACTTCGCTGCCGTCTACCTACCCGCGCAGCATCGGGCGCCTGATCGCGGAGCCGGGGACCAAGACCGGTGCCTTCGTGGCCGAGCCGTTCGCCGGGACCTAACATCATCTGGGATCAGGCAGGCAGCCTCGTGCTGGACCAAGGCGGGGGAGAGGTCAGCAATGGCTAGGATCACCGACTACGCGGCAATAACCGCACCACAGCCTGATGATGTCCTACTGGCCGTGGATATCCACGATACTTCTATGGACCCATCCGGCACGACCAAGAAAATGCTGCTCAACCGGGTCCTGACCGCCGCGCTCATCGGCCCGGCGAACGGCAGTGATGACACCTCCTACATCCAGGGCCTGCTGACTGCCGCGCGCACCGCAGGCGGCGGTATTGTGACCGGCCTGCCTGGCCAGTCCTACAAGCTGTCTGCCCCGCTGCGGATCGGCTCGCACACCACTCTGGACATGACCGGATGCACGGTCACGCTGCTGGCCGGGTCTAACAGCAACGTGGTGCAGACCTGGGCGGTGCAGGCGAACCGGCGCATTCTCGACGGGGTCACCAACAGCACCACCACCTTCACCAGTGCCACGGCGGTCTTCACGAGTGGTGATACTGGCAGCAGCATCCGTATCTACTACACGGACGGCACCTGGCTGGACACCACGATCACCTTTGTCAACAGCACCACGGTCACCCTCGCCGCCACCGCCACCCAGAACGGGACCGGGCTGTTCGCGGTCATCGGCACCGGGCGCGATGCTGATGTGCGGGTGACCGGCGGGACCTGGGTGCGCGCCTCCGGGAACAGCGGGAACACCTACGCCTACCACAATTTCCGGATGCGCCATGTGGACGGCCTGCGG